TTCTGATGCGCAAGAAAAGGCGCAAGAGGCTCTTGAAAATCGCAATGAAAAAATGTTTGACGCTCATAAAAATTATGATGAGCGTGTTGCAGATTTGAAAAAAGATTATCAAGAAAGAATGTCTGCCGCGCAAAAAAGTTATGACGAGAAAACAGCCGACATTCAACAACGCAGAGATAAAGCAGAATTAGAAGCAACCAAGCGGCACACCAAAGCCATTGCGCAAATCAATGATGATTATTACAAAAAAACATTAAAAATCACAGACGATTACAATTCAAAACTTGCTGACATACGAGCAGGCGCACAAAAGAAATCTGCGGATCTAACTAGACAAGCCGCTGAAAAAGAAGTATCAATTGTTCAACAGTCAATTGATCGTTTGCGTAATGCTTTTGCTTCTAAGACTGGTTTCAATCTTGCAGAGGCTATGACTGGCGGCGCAAATACCGCAGACACGCTTATTCAGGATCTCAAGAGAAAACTTACTGCCGCTAAAGATTTGCAGGCTAGTGCCGCCGCGCTTGCTGGTTTGGGGTACAGCCAGGTATTTATTGAAGAAGTTGTTAAGCAAGGCCCTGAAGCGGGTGTAAAAATTGCTGAGGCTCTCAAGGCCGCCACACCTGAAGCAACAAAAGAATTACAAGCCTTGTATGGTGAGGTTGAAAATGTATCTACTAATGGGTTGAACTCATTAGCCCAAACAATGAACGCTGGCGGAGTGCTGGCTACTGAAGAATTAATGAGCGCTTTTGCACAAGTAAGCGAAGATCTTAGAAGCGCTTTAGAAAATGTTAATCAAGAAATGAACGCAAGTTTGGCTGAAGCCAACGCCGCTTACAATGAGGCAATGGCAGAGGCTAAGGCCGCCCGTGATGAAAGTTTGGCTGATGCTGATACAGCCCTTCAGGAGGCTCTAGCAGACGCTAAGGCCAACTTTGATGAAAGTATGGCAGAGGCTCTAAAAACCCTCACAGAGGCCAGGGAACAGGCTCAGAAAGACCTTGATGAAGGGTTGGGTGAAGCACAAAAGAGTTTGGCTGAAACTCTTGAAGAAGTGCAAAAAGATTACCAAAAATCTATTGATGAAATTAATAAGGCCACAGAAAGAAAATTGGCTGATTTAAGAGAAAAACTCAATGAGGTAATTGCCCTTATTGCCGCAATTAGTGCCGCTCAAGCAAGAGCCGCATTTGCCGCCGCTCCGCAATTTAATCCTATTTTGGGTGGAAATTTGCCAGGCGGATCAGTCAATACAACAACCATTGCTGGCATCAATGCCGCTAGTGGAACTACACCTACTACTTCTCCAACTACGGTTATTAGCACAACGGTAAATACTACTAATTTAACAAGTCCGCAAGAAGTAGCCGCCACTGTTGTTAATCAAATTCAATTTGGTCAGGTTGTTACTTCAGGTGGAATGACTTACATTCAAAGACCTGGTGGAAAGGCGTTGATTGACTAATGACTACTTTGACGCAAGTTTATTCATTCTCATTTAACAATCAAACATTTGGCGGTGCTGGATCGCCGTATCAAATTTTAAGCGTTGATGGCCTTGAGTCACTACCTGGTATCCGTAATCAAGATGATAACCGTGGCTATGCAGACGGTATGTTTTCAGGCCGTGATTTTTTGGCTGGCAGAACCGTCACTATTATTTTTAATACATTTGGCGCTGACGGCAATTCAGCCCAAACAAATTACAATACAATTCAAAGCGCTTTATTGCCTCAAACTCAAGGAACAACACCGCTTTATTTTAAGTTTCCTAACAGCCCTACATCTGAGCAATTTGTAAATGCCCGTGTGCGTGGATTAAAGACAGTAGTAGATCCAAATTACACTTACGGATACATTACATCTATGGTGGAGTTTTTCTGCCCTGATCCAAATTATTACAACAACCTAACTCAAACAGCGGTAATGGCAGTTCTGCCCGCGGTAGGCCGCACATACAACCGCATTTACAATTTGGTGTATGGAAACAACACCAACACAGTACAAACAACTATTTCCAACATTGGTTGGGGTACTACCTATCCAACAATTACTTTAGTTGGCCCAATTATTAACCCTATTTTGGGCAATTTAACATCAAACAATGCCTTGAATTTTACGGTTGTGATGGACTCCGCTGACACTTTGGTAGTAGATTTGTACAACAAATTGATCACCTTTAATGGGCAAGCCGCTCGTAATTTATTAACATCAGGAACTTGGTTTGCCGCGCCCCCTGGCAATTCAACATTTTATTTGTACGGTACAGGAACAGCCGCAAATGTTACTGAGGCTACGGTAACATGGAACTCTGCATACATTTAGGAGAATAAATGGCACTACGCAATCCGCCCAGTTGGTTACAAAACGGATCACACCCCGCTGAGAATGACCGCTTAACAGCGCAGGCTCTTTGGGCTACAACAGGTATTGTAAACAGCACTTCTCTTTTAGTCACTGCCAACTCACCCGCTGGTATGAGCGTTTTAGTTGCTTCAGGTTGGTGTGTGATTATTGGTGATTATCAACCAAACATGGGTGTTTACACTGTTTACAATGACGCTTCTGAAACATTGGTGGTTTCTACCGCAGATCCAACAAACCCACGCATTGATTTAGTTTGTGCAACTGTTCAAGATAGTTATTACACAGGTGTAGATGATGATGTAATCTTTCAGATAATCACAGGAACACCTGCGGCTTCTCCTGTTGCACCTGCACTTCCTGATAACTCAATTTCTTTAGCAACCGTAACAGTAGGTGCTGGTGTTGGTCAGATAACCAGTGGAAACATTACAGATACCCGCGTTCTTACAACTACCAACCTTCCTGTTGGTGACATTTCTAGCGTTTCCGCTGGAACAGGATTGCAAGGCGGCGGTTCAACAGGCGCAGTTACGCTATCATTGAGCGATAATACACAACTGCAATTAACTTGTTATTTGATGGGAGCAATGTAAATGGCAACTAATCCTAAATTATTATTTAGGGGCGCGGCTACTACAAATACCGCAACAACTCTTTACACAACACCTTCATTAACAACAACAGTTGTGTCTAACATTGTTGTAACTAATACAGGTTCATCAGATGCAACTTATACTTTAACTTTAGACGGTATTGCCCTAGCAACAACCGTAAACATTGGAGGCAATACAACTGCCTTTATTGATCTAAAACAAGTTCTTGTTGCAACAGATACAATTAGCGGAGGCGCTTCAGCAACAAGCGTAAACTTTCACATTTCAGGAGTGGAGATAGTATAAATGGGTATTTCACAGATCCCGCCATCAGCAGGCGTTAAACCTTTTGTTCAAACATTTACTTCAACAGGAACATGGACTGCTCCTTCAACTACCACTTCAGTTAATTTATTTTTAGTTGGCGGAGGCGGGGGCGGCGGCGGGTCGGCTGTTGCAAGCAATGATCACGCAGTTGTTGGCGGAGGCGGGGGCGGCGGTTGCGTTGTCAAAACAACGGTAACAGTTGTTCCTGGCACAACATACACAATTACTATTGGCGCAGGCGGGGCAGGTGGTACAACTACTGCCGCAGGTTCAGTTGGTTCTGATAGCACTATAACTGGTTCAGGATTTACAACAATTACTGCTCTTGGTGGTGGTGGCGCTCCTTCAGGTAATAGAAGCAGCGCACAGTATTACAATGGAACAGCAAGAGGCACTAGCGGTGGTGCATACGGATTTCAAAGTAGCGTTTCAGGTGGAGGCGGTGGAGCGGGAGGAAATGCGTTTGGCTTCACTGGTGGAAATGCTAACACTGGTGACTTAGGTGTTTACTCAACATACATAGGTAATACTTATAGATACCCATTAACACCTGGTAATGCAAGTATTCCATCTTCAGGCGGATTTGGTGGATTATCAATGCGCGGTTCTGTTTATGCTTTAACACAAGGCGGAATTGGAATAGATAATTATGGTGCTGGCGGCATTGGTGCTGGCGCAATTGCTGATACAACTATTCCAATGTTTGTTACAAGTTTTGCGGGTATTGCGGCTAGAACTGCAACTTCTTGTTCTGCCCAAAATGGAGTAGCATCATTTGCAAACACTGGAAACGGTGGCGGAGGATCACTTTCTTGGAATACATCAGATTGCGGTGGTCAATCTGCAAGCGGCGGTGCTGGTGGATCAGGTTTCTGTTACATCAGTTACATGGCATAAGGGAGAAAAAAATGGCACATTTTGCAGAGTTAGATAAAGATAATGCAGTTTTGCGTATTATCGTAATTAGTAATGATGTAACACATGATGAAAATGAAGTTGAACAAGAAGCATTGGGTATTGCCTATTGCAAATCTTTGTTTGGCGAAAATACTAAATGGGTTCAAACTTCTTACAATGAGAATTTCCGCGGTGGGTTTGCTGGCGTAAGTGACATTTATGACTCAAAAACAGACACATTTGTTCCATCTCCGCGTGGAGAAGTTGGAGAAATTGATGAATTGGAAATTGCTGAACTAGGGTAATTTAGTGGAAGGCAAAAGAAACCCAGGAGGACAGGCGCGTTTTATAGATTTATTTAACACGCCTAAAGTTGAAAGCGCTGTATCAGAAGCAAGACTTGCCATTTGTGAAGGCTGTTCTAGTTTTGCTACTGTAACTCACCGTTGCAAAGAATGTGGGTGTGTTATGCCATTAAAAGCAAAACTGCCCCATGCTTTTTGCCCGCTAGGTAAATGGGAAGCAGTAGAGTGATGACATGGCAACAACATACCGCTACCTTTTTGTAGATCTTGCAAGCAACTCCATCATTGGCGAATTGCCATTAACAGGTGTTGGCTTTACGCAACAACTAAATCAACCAGGAACATTTCAAGGTCATCTTTTATTGTCAGGTATTAACGCTGAGCAATTCAATGTAAGCCTTTCAACTATCCCTGCTCGTTGCGGTTTGTATGTAGATCGTGATGGCATTTTAGTATGGGGAGGCGTTGTTTGGGGGCGCTCATACAACAGCACATCACAGACGCTTACCTTTAGCGCTCGCGAATGGATTTCTTATTTTGAGCGCAGAAGAATTACGGCAGATACAGCCTTTAATGGTATAGATCAATTAGTAATTGCCAAAACTTTAATTGAAGATGCGCAAGATGAAACATACGGTGACATTGGTATTTTGTACAATACATCAGGCCAAACAACATCAGGCGTTTTAGTTGATCGCGTTTATTATTATTACGAATTAAAAACCGTGTTTAATGCTATTCAAGATTTAAGCCGTCAATTAGATGGGTTTGATTTCTTTGTTGATGTTGCTTATGACATTAACGGAGTTCCAACTAAAGCATTTAACACTTACTATCCACGCTCAGGTGTAATTTATAGCCAGGGTAATCTCAATGTTCCTGTATTTATTTTTCCTGCGGGAAATGTTGTTGAGTATGAATACCCTGAAGATGGGTCAATTGCCGCTAACACAATTTACGCATTAGGCGCAGGATCAAATGAAGGTAAATTGATTTCTATTGCAACCGATACTGCTAAATTAACTGAAGGTTGGGCGTTGCTTCAGGATCAAGATAACTATTCAGATGTTACAGATCAAACCGTTCTTGATAATTTAGCCGCGGGAAAAGTTAGAGCGGTTGCTTACCCACCAACAACAATCAAAATGGTTGTGCCTGCTTATGTTGATCCTATTTTTGGCACTTATCAAGTAGGAGATGATGCCCGCATAATTATTCAAGATAGTAGATTTCCTGAAGGGCTTGATACTATTTACCGTATTGTTGGCCTATCAGTGCAACCAGGAGAAGATGGGCCTGAGCGCGTAACACTTACATTAACTCAAGGAACAACGGATACATAATGGGTTACATCAATCAGCCGCCAAATTTGCATCAGATGTTTGCAGATTTAGACTCTCGTTTACGCAAATTAGAAACCGCCGTTAGGTTTACATTTCCCAATGTAACCACTGATCCAACTTACCCGCGTATTGGTGATGCTTGGTTAAACATTACAACTAACCAGGCAAAGATAGTTGATGCTAACGGAACTGTTCGCATCATTAGTTGGACATAACAGTTATACTTTTTCACCATGAACGCATTAGATTGGGCGGCTTTGGCCGTCAGTATTATCACCATTTTAGGCGGGTTTGTAGCCGCAGTACGGTGGTTGGTTAAGCATTACCTGGCTGAGTTAAAGCCCAACGGCGGCACATCACTGCGAGATGAACAGAACCGACAGGGTGACACAATCAAGCGTTTGGAGAACCGCATTGATGAAATTTATAGCCTGCTTCTTAATCGCTCTTAGCCTTACAGGGTGCGGGTATCAAGGTTATACACGCTATCCATGTCAGGAATTTGTAAACTGGGAAAAGGCAGAATGTAACCCGCCGCAATGTGAAGCGGTTGGACAATGTACAAAGGATCTATTACCTAATGTGGAGACGCAAAATGGTTAGGCGCAAATACACACCTGAAGAATTACATGCCCGTTTAATTGTCACAATAGGAATTTTGCTTGCCTTAGTTTTTGCAGGTTCAGTTTTTGCCATGTTATACGCGTTGGTATTTGTCACACAACCTATGGCTCAAGCCCCTAATGATGCGGCTTTTATTGATCTTGTTTCTACCTTATGTGTGTTCCTCACGGGTACGCTCTCAGGCATTTTGTCGGCTAATGGACTAAAATCCAAACCAAAGCCACAGGAAGGAAAAGAAGATGAGCCTAAATAAAGTTATAGAACTTTGTGAAGCATCAGTGGGTTACACAGAAAGCCCAAACAATGACACCACATTTGGTAAATGGTTTGGCCTAAACAATCAACCCTGGTGCGCAATGTCTGCATCAAAGATGTATTTTGACGCTGGAATTATTGGGTCAGTAGCCAACACTAAAAAGGGTTTTGCCTCATGTGATGCCTGGTTAAAGTACCTAACAAAGAACAATCAACTTGTGCCTATTGGTCAGGCAAAGCGCGGGGATCTTGTGTTCTTTCAATTTGATGAAGATGCTCAGCCTGATCATGTGGGCATTGTTAAGTTCCACCATACAACGCTCAAGTACCTACAAGTATTTGAGGGCAATACCTCAAGCGGTAAATCAGGAAGCCAGTCAAACGGTGATGGTTTTTACCTCAAGAGGCGTGACTACAAAACAATCATGGCGGTAGCCCGCCCAAAGGAGTAACAATGGAACAGAAGCACCTAGACATGTTGAAATCAGCAATCCGCCACTTTGCAGTTACCGCTGTTGCGCTTTATGCCGCAGGAGTAACTGACATTAAGGCGCTTGCATTTGCAACAGCGGCGGCAGTCGTTGGCCCTGCAATCCGCGGTATTGACAAGAAAGACCCTGCATTTGGGTTGGTTGCAGATGTAGTAACCGCAGAGATTGACAAGTTAGCAAAGGCGAGCAAGAAGAAACCCGCAACTAAAAAGAAAACGAAGTAAGTAAACTGCCCCGCTAACGCGGGGCTTTTTACTTTGCGGTACGCTTCTCGTAGGAGGTAAGGCAATGGCATTAAATAACGCGTTTCAAGAAATAATTAACAAGCGTGTAACCAGTCGTTTTGCGGGGGTTTGCGCATACCAAACAATGTATGACTCACTAAGCAAAGAAGATCAAAAGACACTAGATGAAGCATGGGAAAAGAATTACCCTGTTAATTTAATCGTTCAGGCTTTACGATCTGAAGGACATAAATGTAGTTCCGACACAATAAGAATTCACAGGAATGGTACTTGTAGGTGTCCAAAAGAGTAGAGGAAGTTCTTGATGATCGCCAAAATGAATACGGAAGCGCTCGCAGAAACTTCACAGCCATAGGCCGCATGTGGGGTGCGCTTTTAGACATTGAGGACATTGATCCTGCCATTGTTGCGTTGATGTTTGACGCGGCAAAGTCAGTGCGGATCACTGCAAATTTAGAGCATGAAGATAGTTGGATAGACAAAGAAGGCTACACACATCACGGTAAGGAAATTGTGTTTACAAATGAGCCTTGAAAAAAGATTACAAGACATGCCTGAAGGCATTGAGTCGCAAGATGTAAAAGAACTACGCCAGGTAATTCTGCGATTGCAAAAACAACTCAAGCAATCTAAAGAACGCAGTGAAGATTTAGTAGAGGCAACACACCGCGGTGCTTATGACGCAATGATTGCATTGGGTGCAGTGCCACCTGTTTCTGCGCCACCAAAAGACACGCGTAAAGTAAATCCTGAAGTGGCTTTGATCCACACAACGGATTGGCAAGGCGCAAAAGTTACAACCAGTTACAACACTGAAATTATGCGTGAGCGTGTAATGCAGTTTTCTGAAAAAGTTGTACACCTAACCGATTTACAACGACACCACCACCCTGTAAAAGAGTGTGTAGTGATGTTTGGCGGTGACATGGTTGAAGGTTTATTTAACTATCCTGCGCAGTTATGGCAGATAGATGCTTCATTGTTTGGCCAGTTCACCAGTGTTTCAAGGCTTTGCGTAGATTTTGTACGCGAGATGTTAGCCAATTTTGAAAAGGTCACAGTTATTGCTGAATGGGGAAATCATGGGCGCATTGGCGGCAAGCGCGCAGAAGTACCTAAATCGGACAATGTGGACAGAATGGTTTATGAAATGAGCCGCCAAATCCTTGCAGGAGAAAAGCGTCTGACCTGGGAAGATTGTCCAGAGGACATTCAAGAAGTTGAAATTGGTAACTACCGCGCCCTGCTAATGCACGGTGATGAATTAGGCAGATCAGGATTTGCAAGCCCTGCGGCATGGATTGCAGGTGCTAACCGTTGGAAAGCGGGCGCACATGATTACGATTTCCACGACATTTTCTTAGGCCACTATCACCGCCATGCACAAGAGCCAATTCAAAAGCACTACAACATTTATTGGACTGGATCAACGGAGTCAGATAACCGCTACGCCCGTGACTCAATGGCCGCTAGTGGAAAACCTAGCCAACGCTTGCACTTTGTAGATCCAATTAAGGGCAGGACAACCGCCCAGTATCAAGTTTGGTTGGACTAATCCTCATCATCATCTGAATACTCAGATGTGATTAGACGCATGTTAGAAACATCTACGCCATGTTCTTCTGCTTTATCCATTGCGTCTTTGAAAGTTGATAAACAACGGTTGGTTAAATCGCTAACCATGTCAGGGTAGGTTGCTTCACTTCCTAATTCCACGACAAGGCCGCCTAAGCGGATTGAAATTTGTGTATAAGCCATGAGTTCCCCCTAGCCTCAAGTATGCCATTTCCGACACGCCAGGCACATAAATTACGCGGTTCTTGTATTTGTCGGTGGCATGGTGTTCAATCCTCCTTACACGGGCTGGTTAGCCCCAAACAGGAAGGCAAGGCAATGGCTACAAAATTGATAGACGCAGAAACAGGGCTTGAAATTACAGGTCAAATCAAGATGGTTTTTGTATGCGACATGTGCAACAACACAGCCGATTTTTACCACGGCATGACTACTTACACAAAAACTGTTGGCACAACAATTACAAAAGAAAGTTATTGTTCTGAAATTTGCGCAAGAAAGGCGGTTGCATAATGGCTGGAAATTACGATCCAAATGCTTATGAGACAGTGGCGGAAAGATTACAACGCGCCCACGCCGATCATAAAGACTTACGCATAATCAATCGCATTATTGACATTGTGCGAGATGAACAAAACCGCCCGCTTCAATACATTGTGGAGTCATCTGTTTACTATGGTGAAATTCTGATTGCTGTTGATGTTGCAGAGGAACTTGTTGGCTCATCATTTATCAACAAATCAAATGCCCTAGAAAACGCATCAACGAGTGCAACAGGCAGAAGTTTGAGCCTGGCTGGTTACATGGGTACAGATCCAAACACAAAGAAGCCAGTGCGCCCAACACAGCAAGACATGGAGAAATCAAAGCGTGTTGAAGGCGCAACAAAAACCGCACCACAAGCAAAAGCACCAGTAGCAAAGCGCGAGTATTCAGAAGATGAAAAGGCAAGCGCATTTGCTGTTTACTCATTGGTAGAAACACAATCAGATGTGGAAGAACTCAAAGCGGCATGGCAATTAAACGCAGATCTTCTTGATGTTGTGATTGATGGCGTAACTTTGCGTGATCACATTTTGGCGCGTAAGGCCGCTCTCAATGGATAACATGGAATTGCCTTTTAAGCCGTATGCAGGCACATCAGGTTGGCGCGGATCAGAGGCAAGCCATGACCGCGCAATTGAAGATGATCAAAGCGGCGTAACAAGTCACCGACAAAAACAAACATTGTTGGATCTAGCCAGTGCTGGTATCCGTGGGCTTACATGGAAAGAATTAGGTGAGTTGCATGGCTGGCATGCAGGGCAATCATCAGGTTGCCTTTCAGTGCTACATCTTGAGGGCATGGTTGCCCGTCTAACTGAGCGCCGCAATCGTTGTTCAGTTTATGTTTTGCCCGCATTTGTAAACGGAAGAAACATTACAGAAAGAAAAACAAATACATGTAAGCATTGTGGAGGTGCGCTATGAGTAAAAAAGAAAATAAGTTTGAACCATCAAACGGATTAAAAGTTGCAGTTCATTTCAACATTATTGCAATCCGCGCAATGGCTCAAGAGTTAGACATGTTTCCTGAAGATCTTGCGGACAAGTTAGATAACGCAGGATTTATGCTTGTGCCTGATCCTTTCAACATGTCATCAGATGCAGGCAAGGTTATTGTGTTGCAGAACAAGCGTGAAAATTCAAACATCAGCCTGGTAAAAGAGGAAACAGTTGATGAGTGAAATTATTACGCCTGCAATGGTTGAACAAAAATTACGCGGCCTTTCAAAAGAAGTAGATGAAGCCCACAAAAATCTTGTGGAAGTTGAAACTATTTACCACAGCATCAAAGCAGAGTATGAAGTTGCTATGGCTAAATCTCGTATGACTTTTGCAACTCAATCATCACCAACGGGCAAGAATTACACGGTTGGAGAGCGTGAGGACATGGCGCTCATTCAAAATGAGGAACTGCACAAAGATTTGTCAATTGTGCAAGCCAAAGTTTTAGCCACACGCGCTAACACCAACAGGCTCAAGATGCAGGTGGACATTGCCCGTTCAGTAGGAACATCAGTGCGCACAAGTATGGATTTAACATGATGACCTTTTGGATTGCATTTTTTATTGGTTTGGTTATTGGGTATTGGTTGTACCCATTACGCATGGCGTTTAGGCTCTACAAAATCAGTAAAAAAATTAAAGAGTTAGAAATTGATCACATGAAAATGATGGAAGATTTACGCGGCAAACAATGGAATGAGGACAATCTATGAAGAAGGCAATTTTTATTTTTTTCTTGGTATTAAACATTACGCCTGCACACGCAAATGAAGGCGGTTGGGTGAAAGTAGATGCGAATGGCAATCAAATTGGACAGGTGATTGTTTGTACGCCATCTGTTTGTGGTGACAGTTCTAGCACTTACGCAAAAATGACCTTAAAAGAAGGCGAGCGCTATGTTTTACAAAGCAAGCCTGATGACAAGGGTAATGTTTCAGGTATCAACACCACGCCTGAAATAAAATTAAAGGTTGAGGTAGCAACAAATCAATGGACAGTCACAAAAGTAAACACTGTCATTCCAACGGTTGCTAAAGATGAAAATGACAACAATCCACAACCAATTACAACAGCAAAAATCAAAACAACAATTGTTGAAACTTTTAATCCAATTACAGATCAGCCTGTAACAGTTGTAAACAAAAAAGCCGTAATAGAAACTCCTGAAGTTCCTTCTGATGAAACCAATTTGGTTGATTGGTGGAGCGGATTGGTTTTAGATTATGCGGCTTTAACGCAATGGTTTGAGAACTTTTTTGCTGGTTGGTTGATGCCATGATTGATCTTCAAGACATGGTTGTTAAAACCCTGGTTGCCAACGATAATGCCAGGGCTAGATCAAAACAGGTTGCTATTGGGCCATCAGCAATTGGTGGGTGTCACCGCAGACTTTGGCATGACATAGCCCAAACTGAGCCAACAAATGTTGGTGACAAGTTAGGCGCAATCCTGGGAACTTACATTCACACAGGTATTGAAGAAGCCATCAGGCGTGAAGATCCATTTGGCGTTCAGTATGAATTAGAAATTGCAGTTGAAGCCAATGGTGTGCCTGGCCATGTGGACTGCTACGACAAAATCAACCACACCGTTATTGATTGGAAAACAATTAAGAAGGGCAGTGGCCGTTATTTTGGCGCAAACAACAGGCAACAGGTGTGGCAGATACATCTCTACGGTTATCTGCTCACACAAAACGGTTACACGGTTAAAGATGTAGCCCTTGTTGGTATTCCGCGTGATGGAAAAATGTCTGACATTTTGGTTTACACGCAACCTTATGATGAACAAATTGCATTACAAGCGTTAGAGCATTTAGAAAAAACGCGTGAAATGGTTGCTCAAAAATTACAACCTAGACCTGAAAAGCCATTGGCATTTTGCGCAGACTTCTGCCCCTACTACGATCCGACAGGAGAAGAAGGTTGCCCAAGTACACAGAAGTAAATTGGGAAGATGCAGAATGTAGGCGGTTGGAAGTTCACACAGATCTTTTTTACGACATAGAGGAACAAAGATCTGTTGATGCTTACGATCACATCAATGCGGTGAGATCCATTTGCGTCTCTTGCCCTATTTGGAAAGATTGTTTAGCCTACGCGTTCCAAAATGAAAATTACGGAATGTGGGGCGGTATGACTAGCCAGGAGCGGGCAAGTATTGATGAACCTTTGAAGTACCCCAATCAACGCATTAGAGGACTTCATGCACTAAAACAAATGGGAATTTCATTAGAGATGATCAAAGAATGTAAGGGGGCAAAGTGACTTCATTACCGTACATGCAATTGTATGTTTCTGATTACCTGGCAGACACAGCACACCTAACAGCGCAACAACATGGCGCTTACATGCTTTTGTTAATGAATTACTGGCAACGCGGCAAAGCGTTAGATAACAGCAATGAGCGCTTGTCGCATGTTGCCCGTCTTAGCCCTGAAGAATGGGCAGAAGCAAAGCCAACGCTAGAAGAATTTTTCATTATTGAAGGTAATTTATGGACTCACGCCAGGGTAGAAGATGACCTTGAAAAGATCCGTGAGAAGTCTGCAAAGGCATCATTTGCAGGCCGTAGATCAGTTGTTGCGCGTGGAATGAACGAGCGTTCAACAAACGCTGAACAATCGTTGAACCATAAAGAGGAAGATAAAGAGGAAGATAAAGATAAAGACATAAACAAAAAAGAGTTGTTTGTGGATTTTTGGAATGTTTATCCTTTGAAGGTAGGAAAAGGCGCGGCACAAAAAGCATTTGAAAAAGCGATCCGTACAACTGATGCAGACATAATCATTAAAGGCGCTCTACGGTACAAATCAGACCCAAACAGAGTGCCAGGGTACACAGCACATGCGTCTACATGGTTAAACGCTCAGAGATGGCTTGATGACCCTTTGCCGCCCCGTAATCTTTCTCCCGCAGAAATCAAGGAAAAAGAATTACAAGAAGCAAAAGCAAAAGCAGAACGAGAACGAGTGGAGAACGAAGCATGGTTCAGGGAACAGGAACTACAAAGAGAACGAGCCGTACCACCACCCGCAGAACTCAGAGAACTTTTGAGAAAGAGTTTTACAAAATAACTCAAACATTAACTGTAACTGTTACACTTGATGTAACCATTACAGGAGGAACTATGACTAAGCAATTAGTTGATCCCGCAGTTGTGCAACCAGGAGATCATGTATTAGTTAATAATCATGATTTGATGGTGAAATACATTCAAGGCCCTGATCATTTTGGCGTTTATGATTTTCATGGCGTTAATGAAACTGGCGCAGATCAAATTGCAATAGCGCAGGATCTTATTACACTGATTAGGTGATTACTTTTCAGGTAGATGGCCAACCAGTTCCGCAAGGATCTATGAAGGTTATCAACGGGCATGTCATTCATGCCAAAGGTTCAGAACTAGCCGCGTGGCGTTCTGCCATTGCTTTGCGGGCTAGAGAGGCAGGGGCAAAGCCCCACATTGAGCCAGTTGAAATAGACATGATTTTCACAATGGCCCGCCCAAAGACCGTAAACCGCCCTGAGCCTTCAGTAGCCCCTGACCTGGATAAACTGGTCAGAGCAGTCCTAGACGGCCTTACAGCCATTGCCTACCGTGATGATGGGCAGGTTGTACGCCTGACCGCGGCGAAGCAGTATGGGATCACCCCTGGCCTTTGGGTTCAAATGTGGGCCAAAATGCCCGCTTAGGCGGCGCGACACGCCAAAAAGATTTTTACAAAATTTGGCACATTTATTGCCAAATGTCTGCCCCTGGGTGTAATCTTTTCTTTGTAAGGGAAATGGTTTCCCAAAGAAAGGCATCAAAATGGCTACTACTACTTGCAAGCGTTGCGGCCGCCACAATCTTGTGTGGGCGCAATCTAAAAAAGGTAACTGGTATTTGTCTGATCCAAAGGCTGTTTCAACATCTTATGGCAATTACATCACCATTCCATTTGCTCACAAGTGTGTATCAGAAGATCTAGGTTCTGAGCGCAATGAGAGTTTCATGTTTGACCTACAACCAAGAAGCGGGGCGTAATCATGCAAAAACAAAATCTTAAAGTTGGCGCAATTTACAATCTAAAGTATTGGAAAACTTTAACCGTACCTGTACGCGTTCTAAAGATTGGAATGTACAAAGTAGAAATTCAATACCTAGATCCAAAAACATTAGAAGTTAAGGCTGTTCCCAACCCACCTGTTTATGGAGCATTTTCAGAGGCAGTTCCATTTGCAAGGATCAAAAGCGAATACCAGGAGGCAAACTAATGAAATGCGGATTATGTGACAGAAATAGTTACTTTGGATTAAACCTGTACAGCGGCAAGCACATTTGTTTTGAGTGTGTTTTGGAAATTAAGAAGTATCAAAGTTATGCTCCAACACCGTATCAAGATCAACCTGAATACTATTTCCCAAAGATAGGAATGGCAAAATGAAATGTTCTGTATGCGGAGTGGATACAGCCCCAACGCAAATGCGTAAGGCTGGAATGTGTAAAGTTTGCGAACGCTTGATGAAAAAAGAAAAGAGGACATGCGGGTGAAATTCAAGGTAGAGATGACGGTGGAGTTCAAAGATTTTGTAATTCCATCAAACAAAAGTCAGTCAATGATCAACGGCATGCAACGCGAGCAAGTAGCGTTTGCATTACAAGATAAATTGGCTGACATGAATTTGCAAATCCACAATGTCTATAAGCAACGATCCTAGATGTATTTGGTGCGGAACTTATGGATCACCTGCAAATTTTGTAATTGTATTTGAAGCAGTAGAAGGCAATGCACTTAGCGAATGTGAATGGTGCGGAAGCACCGAATACTTTAGGAGGAAGGCAAGCAATGGAAAAGAAGATTAAGGACTCAATTACAACACGCGGTTGGCTTGTTATTTGGCTGATGGTGTTGGCGTTTACTATTTGGTTTACAGCGGCAACGGCTGATGTTTGTTATGTAGGAGAGCAAGGCAACTTTTTAGGTTATGGATCATGCACAAGCATGATTGATAGCGTGGTGGGCAAATGAGTGAATTAAATGTAATAGATTACAAAACTGTTAATGAAAGATTATTAGAACTACAAATCAACCATACAAAAAAATTATTGCAGGAAATTGAAGATGCTTTTAATGT